GCTCTTTTTGTAATAGCAATAAAACCAGCAGCTATTGCTGCAAAACCAAATGCGGGCAATAAGCTACCAGCCAAGCTGCTTAGCTTTGACATAGATTCTTTTGTTTGCCCTATTTTCTTCCGGGATTTTTCGAGTTGCTTTTCGGTAGCGATTAGCTGGTTGTTTAATTTTTTAAATTGTGCGGGGTCTGCCGCTTCATTCATGCTGTTTAGCTCCCGGCGCAACCGGCTGGCTTCGGCACGTAATTGTTTGGTAGTGAGTGACGAAAGCCCTATTGTTTTGCGCAAAGAGTCCATCTGAGCTTTATTGGCACGGATGGTTGTATTGTTCTCTTTTATTTGTTTGGTGAGCTGCTTATATTCAGTAGTGTTTTGTTTGCCGGCGGCTTTTAGTTTGGCTTGCGATATGCGTAAACGGTCATTTTCATTGGTTAGGGTAGAAGTGTCTGTTGCCAGTTCTGTTAACGATGCCTGTGCCTGATCAGTTCCAATAATTACTTCAGCGCCTATAATATCTTTTTCGAGTGCCATGGTTACAGTGGTTTTTTATATGATTCGCGGAGTTCGTCGAAAATTTCTTTCTGAACAGCTTCTGATAATCCGTATTTAAGTGTGCCAAATACGTAGCCATACACATAGCCCCAGAGTGGTTTGTTGTAAACGGGGCCATATAGTTTTTTGCGGCGTCCGGATGCGGTGTATTTCATATCGAGGAAACGAAGATCTATAAGGTAGTCGAAATTTAATGTTGCACCGCCACGGTGATTTTGCACACGGAATGCTTGGTTCATCAGGCTATCGACAATATGCCCGGTGCGTTCGTTGTAATAGGTTTCTACACGGGCGGCCTGTTCGCTAAGAATTCGTGGCGCAGCGTATTGCAATACTTGCGCAATAAACGCGGAGTACAACATACCTTTTATATATTTCTGAGAGACCATATTTGCAAAGAAATTTTATATTAAATCGATCCCCTGTTGTTGAAAGAGCATGGACCAACCGGTAGCGTGGCTCATGTCTCTGGCATACCAGGGATCTATACGATGCGGAAAACTGAGTTTTTTCACAAATGGGCTGCATTTTTGGTCTGCTATCATTTGCTCCCTGATCTTCCGGATATAGACAAGCATGTATTCTATTCGGATTATCATTTCTACTGAGTCGCTATCTTCAGGCTTCATTTTTTCGGCTACAATTAAGCCAAACTCTACGGTGTCATTCAGGCGTTGCAGCTGGTCTTTATTGGTATTTAAGCCACCATAGTCGAGAAATAGAAAAGTGCCGTTAATATTTTCCACTTGCTTTTTTAATGCATCGTCGTTAACAGAAAACAGGTAGTTGGTAATTTGTGGCACCAAGCTGTGCGGGTCGAGTGTTTGTAGCCTGGCTTTTATTTCGGCGTACTCTGGTAATGGTGATGTACCGCGTTTGAATACATTTAACATACCCTCTTTTTTGGGATATTTGGCAAAATACTCAAATGCCGGGGTTAATATTGTTGGGTAATTGGTGAGGCTCATATTATTTCGTTTATGCGTGCAAGTGTAAGATTGGTGCGTTTAGAAATCTCGTCGATTGGTATTTTTTGCTGGTGTAAGCCTTGCACGGTGCTTACCAGTTCGGTGTACAGCACATCGAGGAATTTAACGATGTTCATTTCGTCAACATTCCCGAAGCCTGCCCGGGTAAGGGAGTAAGCCACTGCCTCGAAACCAATTTTATGTGTGGGGGTTTTGCTGCTTTTGTCTGGGTTAAATACCAAGTTGTATTTGGTACGGGTGAATAGAAACTCCTGTATTCCTTGAAAATTCAGAAAAATGGCTTTTTTAATTTCGAAATCGAGCCAGGTGAGCTGCTCTGATTCCTTTACTGCTGTAATAGATGTGTAATCCCTTTTCGGGTATAATATTGCCACAAGCATGTTGAGCAATGCAGGGTCGGCAGTTTCGATATAACGGGCGGCAACGGTTTGTGCATCTATAAACTGCGAGGCGGTGAGCGTGCTGGTGAATATGCCATTGGTAAGGTTAAACTGGTAGCCGTTTATTTTATGGCGGCGGCGGCCAATGTGTGGCACCATGTTTTTGCAGAATACCATGTCGGCCACTGGTGTAAACTTATTACGTTTTGCCCAGCGTACTGCCTGACTATCTTCTAACTCAAAAGGATGGTAACGAAAAAGCAGTTCTTTGTCGGCTTTTTTAAGGCGGGCGAAAGTCTTTTGCTTTTCGTACCCGAACCGCAGCATGAAGGTCATATGGTGGCCGATCATAATTATATTCTCGGCTTTTTGCTCATTTTTACGGTTGCTGCCGTAAATGCGGGGTGATAACCCGCTGCAAATTAAAAAGGTGAGTTGCCGTAGTTCGTTTAGCGTTTTTTCGCCCCTGTTGAAATCTGCAAGGGCATCTAAAACTTTTATGAACTGAGCCTGGGTCAGCTCCTCCCATTTATTAGGGATTTCGTATGGGTTGCCGCTTAATTTTATTTGTAACATAATTTTAGCTTTTACTTTTTTGAAATCCGGGAATGTAAAATTTATCTTTCTCGGTAACTGTGCTTTCGTCCATTATATAGGTGCCATTGTTACGGTCTTCGTTGTGGGCTTCCTCAATTTTAAGGAAATACATGCCTGCTTTTGCTTTGAATGCTTCGCTTTTAGTGTTTCGGATATCAGTTTCGCTAATTCGCCCTTTGGCTTTGCGGGTTTGGAATTCTTTAACAATATCGCTGCGAATTGAAACGGGGAGCTCAGTATAATCGAACTGCATACATGCCCTCGAGAGTACTTCGTAAACCATGGCTTTACCAATTAGCCAGCCCAAATTATCGCTATCAATAACGGGCCAGTCTTTCAGGCGTGGTATTATTTCGTCGTTTTGCACTTCCTCGATCAAATAAACAATATTGGCATAGAAATAAGATGAATCTATGGCCCCGTAATAACGTTTAAAATCGGTTTTGTTTTTGAGGTACAGACTTTGGCGAAGTACATAATTAGCACTTGCGATGTAGCCGGCAAAGGCTGCCTCTCCCGGGTTGGCTTCCATGTGGTCCAGAAGGTTGTTTATTTCGGTAACGCCCAGCTCTGTGTAGACTTCAATCTGCTTGTTTTCCTGATATCGATAAAGGCTGTTGTCTGTATTATTTCGCTCGCTTGATTCGAAAATAAAGTAAGGGATTGCCAATAAATTAGCCAATGCGCCACGCAGGTAATTTGCTGCCAAACCTTTTACCGAGGTAATGTCTTCTTTGTTGGCGTTGTAGAAAGTTTTAAGCTCGTCGAATGTTGCCTTGGTAATGGTATTTATCAGGCGTTTTTCCTCTGGCCGGTAAAAAGGCTCGTAGGCAACTGCGTCCTGGTCGGTTTTTATCTGCGGAGCAAATTGGCGTAGTTCTACGCTATATTCGAAAAAATCAGTTACTGGCATGTTCGTATAGGTTTATGAGTTTATCTAATTTATCGTTTGTTTTACCCAATTCGGCATTTAGCTGTTGCCGGGTTTGGTTCATTTGGTTCTGCAGGCGGTCCTGTGGTGCAACCTCTTCCTGTCTCGATGGCGTTTCGGTATAAAGGCCGACTCTAAACCCTTGTTTATACATCGTTGGGAAGTTGATTTTTATGGCTGAATTGATATCGGCGGTTACCATTCGCTCTGCCGTGGGCAGGTTGGTGGTTAAGTAAATAATGTAGTTGTAATATACATCGGCACCGGATTTGGAGATTACCCCGTCTTTTGAAATATTGGAAATGGAAGAATCGATGCCCATCGACGAGGTAATTACCTCGTCGGCACGTTTATCGTAATTATTTAAACTATCGATAAATTCTTTGTATTTCATGTCAATGGATATAATTTCCCAACCTACCGAATCCCCTTTATCTGTAGTATATTTAAAAGTGGTCCATGTTTTTCCCTGATTCTTTGTGCCAGACATAAATTTTGTTAGGCTTCGCATTTCGGACTTTATGTAGGCATCTAAAAGCCCGGCGTGGTATTCTGTGCCAACGTCAATGCCGTTTGGAGTTAAAAGCGGCTCGTTTTTCTCCATTAAATCGCGGTTTCTTTCGCAAAATCCCTCAAGCTGCTCTTGAACCCATGCGACCCATTGCTCAGGAATAATTACATGTATTTTTGCCGAAAGCGAGTTTTCGAGATAAGAGTTTATGTATTGCGGATTTTTATTGGTGGCAACCAACCAGTCTTTTATTCCATAGTAAAATTTGTTTATTCCGTAAATTTTACCCGGTGAATGGTGCTTGTTGTAGCTAACAGCGGTATTGTATTTCATATGATCATGCATCCGGAAACGTGGATATTCCTGCATCCCTTTTTCGGATCCCGCCAGCCAATTGCCAATTATTACTTTATTAAAATCGGAATCTGTGTAATCGCGGTCAAAAATATTAATGTCTTTTGTCGATGCCAAGCGTGCGCGATCGTCTTCTACATGCTCTAATCCACCTACAGGAATACCACCAATACGGCGTCCCTTAAAAAAGCGCCATTTTGTCCAGTAATCCTCAAAATAATAGCTGTCTTTTATTACTTTTTCGGTGTAGGTTTCTGCGCTGTCAGGCATGCCATTACTTTGCCAATCGCCTAGCCAGTTCTCAATAGTCTCGTTAGTCTGCCAATCGCGGAATAGCTTTTTATCTTCAAACACTTGCTTATACACAAATAGTCCCTTACCATATAGCAATCTATATTGCTTATCAATTAGTTCCGGCAACAGGCGGTTACTGCCAAACATTAACTCAATCTCGTTAGGCAGTAAGTTATTGGTGCCCTTAATAAGCACTTTACTACTGCCTATATTCAGCAATGATGGAGGCAATAAGCCCGATGTGGCGTTTAAATCGTATGAATCGTATTCGTTATCAATAGCTGCTGGCATACCGTCGCCGAGCTGGAATGTCATTGCCGAGCCCATGTTGCTGTAGTAGCCTACCTTGCCAGTCTTGCTGTATTGTTCCATTATGTCCAATTTACTTTGCGTAGTTCGTAATTATCGTTAGAGAATCCTATGAATCTAATAAGCACACAATGGCAAGTCTTATGCTTACCATCCGCATCCATGAATAGAAAGTAGTTATCAGAGTCGCGCGTGAACCTTTCCTGTGGTAGCTGCGTGCGTGCATTGCATCGCTCTATAACCCGCAGCTCCGCAGATGCTTGTTTTTTGGTTGAGTTGTAAGGGTAGAAAGCAATCTTAAACCTACCGTCCGGCAGCTTCGAAATCTCCTTTGCCAGAGACAGTGCATCGATGCCCTTAATATCTTTCATGCCCAAATATCACAAGCATGCATTTATCGGGAAAGGACAAAACAAGGCATAACCATTCAACATTTATTGCAATCAACAGTGCCATGCAGTGCATGCACCACCCAACAG